CTGGTAATTGGATTAATATTAATTAACTGACGCTCAAAAGAAAAATCAGAGAATTTATTAATACTAGCTTCACACCAATTAGGTATAGCCGTTAGTTCATTATCACACACAAAATGCTGTCTAATATCCTTAAAAGCTCTAACCTGCAAAGTACACTCATAAATACAACAATCCTTACGTGAACCATCCTTGGCAAACAATTGCGTCAAACGCTTAGTCTCAAACATCTGTTCAAAAACAGCTTGATCCGTCGTAAGAACCATTCGTGAGTTAGGCTCCATCAATTGACCATCAGCAGCAACAAACAAATGATACGGAAACAATACATAACGACCACCAATAAACAAACCTGTCATTTGATTCATCTTAGATGTTCTACGATCATACAACTGACAGACACACTGGCGCCCACGAACTACATCCAAAACCAAACTCTCAGCAGATGGATCTGTAGTTCCCTCAGAATAAGCAGGGCGCTTAACACGTCGGAACTTACTAGTACGCATATCACCCGAGGGAATGGCTTCAGCAGTAGCATTGATAAACATAGCCGAATACAAAGAAACCATTCCGAGTGCAGCAGTACTTATGCCAGCAACTATGGCGCACAATTTAAGGACCTTGCTGACAATAGGGTGTGCTTCGAGATAATTCTTCAAAACATTATAGGTACCTGTAGCAGAAGTAACAGCTTTCAATTGCATATCATTCATGAAATCTGTCAAGCGACCTTGAGCATCAACAAAAGCAGCATCAACATTATAAGATGCAGCAATTTGTTCATGGAAAGCCTCTGAATTAGATGTCATCATACTAACCACAGCATGTTCATTAGCAGCATGTTTATCATAAGCCTCTTTCAACACTCTCATAAAATCTATAAAATCTCCTATTTTAACTGGTGCAGCACCTTCAACAACAGGATCCATCATCCAAAATTCCAAATGTTTAAAAACAGGAGAATATTGTACTTTACCGTCAACTCGATAATCATCCTTAACAACGGCTTTAACAAGCATATGTCTACGACGCCAATAAGCTTCTAGTGTCAAAATCTTAACTAATGGCTTAGGATAAGGGTTATTAGTACATCGTATATGCATTTTAGAATGATATGGGGTGCCCTTAACACCTATAGATTTATCATCAACTGATGCCATTGGTGGTTGATACGGTGCATTAGTTACAATAGAAAACAACTGTAAAGCATTCTTATATTCAGCATCTTGATCTGCATCATCTTCAGCAGTGACACAATGTAGTGGTGAATACCCACTCCAAAACTCATCAGGATCAGTAGGTATAACGTATCTAACACGATCAGCAGGTGCTTCAGGAAACATGTATTTAGCAACAGCCGCAGATAATGTGGACTTACCAATCTGAGAATCACCAGATATAGTCAAACTAAATGGGCATTCACGAATCACACCACACTTCATGATAGATTGAACAGATTCATACAACTTATCAAACTTGCGTAGTTGTTCACGCAAAAGAGAAAACTCACCTGATACATCACGTATGAAAGGAGCCATATCACGAACCAGTTCATGAGCACGGTTATACAAAACAACTATCTCCTTGCTAAGATTACGATCAAAATAAATCTTATCGACATCATAAGTTAAAAAGATGTCAATCCGATTAATGACCTCAGCATACTGAGTAGTAAGTTTCATATAGAACACATGTTCAGGTATATATTGACTAGCCCAGGCCTTGACTGCTTCTGGCAACATTGAAATCATCGACTGTATAACAGCAACCATATTCTTAGAAAATGGTACAGCTATATTAATTGATTTCATATATTCCAACATCTTATTAACACCAACTCGATCTGGGACATTTTGTAAAGCTATAGCACCAGAAAAGACAACTAAAATAGTTTGCAACACATCGTCTAATCCTTGTGCAACCGCAGTAAAC